AAACCCGGCGAAAACGGCCCCCAGGCATTCTCGTTGCTGCTGTTGCCCCAACTATAGGTGACATTGGTCTGCACGCCGCCCTTAGGCATCATGTTCTCCTCTTCGAGCGCAGAGCGCCGGGTCGTGGCCAAATGATGGATGGCGAGTATTCGCTGGGCTGTTAAGGTTGCACGATGTTCGTGATCCAGGACGAGTGGCACGCCGAATTGAGCGACGCATTCCCGACCCGCGAGGATGCCGTGGAGGAATTGTTGCGCCTGCGTGCCATCGACTGGGACCAACCGCCCAACCGAGCACCATGTACGAGTTGGCGAACCTGCGGTCGTCGCTACAGCCTTATCGAGTTCGACGACCGCTTCACGCCTTGGCGCACGCTGTCTTGTGTTTGGGCTCTGGATATCTCGGCGGAAGGCGTGAGTTGGAAGTTGTGAACGGCATTCACCATTCACCTGCGATGTTCATCGATCTGGCCAATCGCGGCTGACCGCATTCGCCGTCCGCACCAACTCCAGGAACCCCGCCGACGCCACCGTCTCCTCCGCCGGCCAGAATGCCATCACCAGCGCGTCGGCCTTATTGGGCGACCTCGTGCCATCGGGCTTCTTGTCGACCACCAGCTTCAGCGCGCCGTTCACTGCGCGCGTCGGCTGGCTCAATTCCTTCCGCAGCGACGCGAGCCCCGGCATATCGCGCGGCAGGCTGATCAGGTCGGCGGGATCATGGATCTCGCCCCCCGTCACTGCCTTGTAGGTACGTTCGAAGCGCAACCGCAGCTGCCACCATGCCTGCGCCTTCAAATTGGCATAAAAGTCTCCGTTGACAGGCGTCTCGGAATCCCCCGGTACGACATGGTCGCGCGGCCGCAGCGGCGAAGCGCCGGCGTTCCACGGCCGGAACGTGATCCCGGCGGGGAGCAATGGCTTCCCATCCGCGTCGACCTCATCGCGCAGCCGATTGGCTTCCGCCTTCACGCCCGCCCCGACGCCGATACTGTCATATTGCAGCGCCACCGTCCGTCCGCGCAGCCGGTCGACCGCCAGCCGCGTTGCCTTGCCGACATCGCCTTCGCCCCAATCGTCGACCGAATGCACGACCGATCCCTTGGCAATCGCCAGCGCATGCCGGTCGCCGCCCTCGTCGGCGGGGTCGAGCGCCGCGCGCCACGCGCCCTCATCGTCGAACCCCAGCACCAGATGCGCGTCGATCGCGCTCGCCACCCAGTCGCCGGGGATGAGGATCCCCTCGACCGCCGCGGTGTAATCGCGGTCGACTTCCTGCGCGAAGACATGGAGCAACCCGTCCGCCGCCGCCTTGGCGCGCCGTCCGGCATACCAGGCGGCGTCCTTGGCCGGATGGTCGCGCCAGTCCATCACGAAGACATTGACCCGATCGGTCGCCAGCGCGGCGCCCGGCGCCCATTCGACCCCGCTTTCGCGCCGGCGATGGAACACATTGCCCGGTCCGTTGACCGAGCTCATGTCGATCTGCACGTTGGTCGTATCGGCCAGCGCCGCCTCGATCTTCTCGGGCCGCTCGTAATGCGCGCTCTCGTCCTTGAAATAGATAAGCTTGCGCCCGCCGCGCCCGATATTATCGCCCGATTCCCCGGTGATCGTGGCGCCGGTCGCGCGGTTGACGATCTTCATGCTCGGCATGTCGTCGCGCGGATCGAACCCGGTCGGCAGCATTAGTCGCGGCAGATGGCGGAGGATGATCCGCATCTTCTCGAAAATGCTGTCGGGGTCGCCGATCTTGTCGACCAACTGTTCCTTGCGAGAGCCCCAGCCGATCGCAGCGCCGGGCCTGTACAGCCAAAGCCACACCGAGAAAGCGCAAGCCAACCATGTCGCACCCATATCGCGCGCCTTCTCGATCAGCCCGTTTTGCTGTTCCTCAACGTTGGCGTGCAAGAACGCGATCATTTCGACCTGCCTGGGAAAGGGCACGAACGGCATCACCGTCGGCGCGTCGCTCGCCGCGTTGCGTGGGTCGTACGTCACTGCCCAATGCGCGATCCACCCGACCGGATCTTCGCGATATCGCTCGAGCAACCCCATGCGCAGACGGGCATCCGCCTTCAGCCGACGCAACCGATGCTGCCGCGTCATCAACTCGGCGACATAGTCCGGCGGCCAAGCCGCGGCAGCCGGCGCGGAAACCGCGGTCATCTCAATTCTTCCCGATAGCGTTCCGCCGCTTCGCGCGCCGACATATCGGGCGTGATCGTCTCTGCGGCGCGCATACCGATCCCGTGCGGATCGGGCGAACCCTCGCGCCGCCCCGCACGCGTCTTTTCCCACCATAGCAACGCCGTGGTGTTCCCGTTCATCGCGGTTTCGAACAAAGTCAGCGCGATCCGCGCATTGGCCACCTCGACACCGGCGTCCAGTTCGGCGCGGCATCGCCGCTTCAACGTCGTGGTGCTCAATCCCATGATGCGCGCGATGACCGCATAAGGTGTTCCGATCTCGGCGAAGCGCCGGATATCCGCGCGCATGGCGTCGGTGATCGCGACCGTGGCCTGCCGGCTCTTGCCCGCAGCGTCGGCAGGGCAAGCCGAAGCGGGAAATGCTGGCGCAAGGGGAATAGCGGTCTTGACCGATGTTCCCCTTGCAGCGCGCTTCCGTTCCGCCATCCGAACTCCACCGATCGCTATCCGCCCGGCGCGCCGCAACGACCCGTCGCGGCAACGTTCGGACGTTGTCGGAAGAGCATCTTGGATCGGTGGAATATCTGCGAGAAAACTGCGCGACGCCGTTTCGGTCGAACGCAAATTTGGATGATTGCGATATACACGTTTTTTCGTGGCAGTCAAGAAGTTTTCACGGTTTGTTCTCATTTTTTCGGCTGGATGGAGGAGCGGTTGACGCCGCCCCTCCGTCCGACGAGCTACGCTATCGCCGCCGGCCCGAACCAGGTCGCCAGCGCCTCCGCCAGCCCATCCTCATTGCCGTCTCCTACCCAGGCGACATGCCCGTCGGGCCGGACCAGTATTGCGGTCGGGGCGGGAACCGTGCCGATCACCGGCAACTCCCAGATCCCCTGATAACTGGCGTCCAGCAGCTTCACCCGATCCGCCCAGGGCGAGATATCTATCGCGCCCGACTCGCCTAGATTGATCAGTACCGGCAGTGCATCGTGCAGCAATGCAAACACCCGCACCGGACCATCGGTGGTGACCAGGTCGAGGTCGGGCATCCGCCGTCCGAGCAGCGCATGGCCTTCGCCAAGATCATATTGCACATCCAGCCCCGACATCATCCCCGCGATCCGCCGGCGCGGTTCGTCCATGCCCAGCAGTTCGGCGACGATCTCGCGCAGCGCTCCGGAGCGCTCGTCCGCGCGCCGCAGGGCGACTTGCGCCATGGTATTACGCAGCACCCGCGCGGCAACGGGATGACGCTCGGCATGATAGCTGTCGAGCAGGCTGTCGGGCGCAGTCCCTGCGGCGACCCGCGCCAATTTCCATCCGAGGTTCACCGCATCGTGCAACCCGATGTTGAGGCCCTGTCCGCCGTCGGGCGAATGGACGTGCGCGGCATCGCCGGCCAACACTATCCGGCCCTTGCGATACGTCGCTGCCTGTCGCGTCATGTCGCTGAAGCGCGAGATCCAGCTCGGATTGTGCACGCCATAATCGGTACCATAAACCGCGATCAGCCCCTCGCTCAGGTCACTGAGCCCCGGATCGCCGGCACGCCCGGCCCGCTGCTCGGTGATCATTACGCGCACCGTCTTGCCATCGTCCATCCGGCTCAGCCCATGCAGCCCGATCGCGTCGCGGCGCATGCCCCATTCGGGTTCCTCTTCCAGCTCGACCTCCGCGATCAGGTTGCTGATCGTGGGGTCCCAACCTGGAAAGTCGATCCCCGCCGTCTTGCGGATCAGACTGCGGCCGCCGTCGCACCCGACCAGATAGCCGGTGCGTAGCGAACTCCCGTCGGACAGCGCGATGTCGACGCCCGTTTCATCTTCCACGAACCCGATCACATCGCGCGCGCGATAGGTCCGCACGCCCAACTCCGTGATCCATTCCGCCAGGATCCGCTCGATATGGTTCTGCCACAAAGCCAGGCCGTAATTGTGCCGAGTGGGAAAGTCGCTGATGTCGAGGCGAGTGAGCGCGAAGCCCGTGACCTGCATCGTTTCTCCAGCGGCCAGGAACCGGTCGGCGATGCCGCGTTGGTCGAGCAACTCGATCGATCGAGCATGCAATCCGCCCGCGCGCGACCCCGCCAACTCCTGGTTCGGCCGCCGCTCGACGATCGCGACGTCGGCGCCGGCCAGCGCCAGCTCGCCGGCCAGCATCAGCCCGGTCGGCCCGCCGCCGCAAATCACGATCGCATGATCGGTCGCCTCCGTATCGGCGTCCTCATGCAAGTCATAAGTAGATGATACCGCCCGCATATCGCTTCTCCCTGCGAATCGATGGGGCAGGGGCTTTACGGCAAAGGGCGGGTCTTGAAGCAAGGCCCTTGCGCACCATATGTGGAAAGTGCGGGGGAGGTATGTCCGCCGCGCACTTCCAAAAATCTCGGCACGATTAGTCAGCCGATCGCCTGGCGGGAGGCTGTTTGGCGACCGTCGCTCGGGACGTTTCGGGCCGTGTCGGCCCAGTTACCGTTGCGATCACAGCAACTCTCCCGCGCCTAGCCGCGCATACACTGCCTCAACGTCCTCCCGATCCACATCCCGTCGCGCCGCCGCCGCCATGTCGGGCCACATCCGCAATGCGGTGATCAGCCTTTTGCGCGCCGTCCGCCATTGCAGTCCATGCGCGCGCGCCAATTGCACGAACGACCGGTCGCTCAGGACCATGTCGAGCACCAACGCTCTCGGTCGAGGAATCGCTTCGCACCAGGCGCGATAGGCGACCTCCAGCCGTATTCGTTTCAACGACTCGACCAACTGATCCCGCCCCGAATTGGCGAAGTCGACACGCGTTTCCAGCGAAACCGACCGTATCGATCCGGCGCGCCGGATGCGCTCCGCCACCTCGGCAATCTCTTCGGCCGCGGCGCGCTCGTCCGCACTGATCTTGCCCAGCCGCTCCATCCGGTGAAGCGGCGATTGCCGCCGCCGCTCGGGTAGCGCGTTCGCCTTTTCGTGCGTCTCCGGCGTGCCTTCATTCTTGTGCCGCCACCGCCTGACCATTGCTTGCTGCCGCCGTTCCGATTCCTCGCGCCGGTGTAGCGCCGCGGCCAGGCGATCGGCGGTGTCAGGCCGCTTGTCGCGTTGCGGAAGGGCCGCCAATCGGCGCGCGGCACTGGCACGGATCATCGCGAGCCGGTCACCCGCGGTACCGCCGTCATGTCGCTCGTCCATCTGTCGGGTCTTCGGATTGCTGTCCGCCAACGTCTTTTCTCCTGATACTTTCGGTGTCTGATCCGGCCGGCGGGCGAAAAGGAGAGGGGACAATGCCGCCGTAGATCG